AGGGCGAACTTCCTTAAGAACGACGCCACACTGGAAGAAATGCAGGCAATTCTTCGCTACATGGAGAGTCACCAGCCACGGTGACGAGTCCCCTTCTCTAATGCAGACCCTCGATCAACACAATCAGCAGGCGCTGGGCATGTTCCAGCTAAACACCCAGCCCCATCCCAACGGGATCGCTTGCCCTGAGTGCCAACAGGAGCTGATGGACTCCAACCCATCAGTTTGCCTTACAAGTTGGCCACCGCAGTATGGGGTGCATTGCCCAAGCTGCAGCTACACCGGCACTCGTTACTAGTCTTTGACCCCTCTGGCTATCAGGATTGCCAATAAGCAAGCTTTATTAAGAATCCAGCTACGCCGGGCCGTTTGCCCGGCTTTTTATTGCGTGCTATTATGCTTAAGCTTATTTTTGGCATTATGTCCATTACCCTTGTCGAAGCCTGGGAGCAGTTCGTCGCCGAACGCTCGATCGCGCTCTGCCCAACGAGCCTCACTTCCGACTACAAGCAAACGACCAAGTGGCTCAACCGCTGTCCTGTACAAGATTTTGAACAGGGGCGGCAGATTTTGACCTGGGTGCTGCAGCAGCATCCAGTCCTTTCAGGGCGTCGCGTCGCCATGTACGTACGCAGTCTTTACAGGTGGTCTGTGCAGGAAGACATCGCGATCCTGCCCCGTAACCCAGTCGCCAGCTTCCGCATGCCGAAAAAGCCGCAGCGAGATGAAGACGTAATCGTAATTCCACGCGAAGAAGTTGGAATTCTGCTTGCAGCGCTTGAGGCCAAACTCACTTATCGCGACGTGAATTGGGCGTTATATGCCGAATTTATGCTTCAAACCGCAATGCGCACAGGTGAAGTGCGTGCCATGAGATGGGACGACATCAAGGACAGTCGCGTGCTTGTTCACTCGAATTACACGCTGACCCACGGCTTGAAGAACAGCACGAAAACCAACAAGCGCCGCTCGGTGCCACTCAACAAGAAATGCATTGAAATTCTGGCGCAGGTCCCCAAGGAGAATGATTACGTCTTCCCTTGGGACAGGCTTGCATTTCAAAGCTTTTTTAGGCGACGTGCGGTGCAACTTCATCAAGCCGGCTTGGTGTCTCACGTTTATCGTCCATACGATGCTCGCCACACTGCAATCAGTCGCTGGCTAGAAGCTGGAATTCCGATCACGCAGATCGCAGCCTGGGCGGGTAACACTGCAAACATTATTTTCAAGCACTACGCCGGCACAACCAAGGAGTACGAAATGCCCGTGCTTTGAATCGGTAATCCGCCGTGTCATTCAGTGGCGATACTGCTAAATTTGTTTTATCGCCACTTTTTCTTATGGCAACCACGTTTGAATGGCACGTCGCCAATATGGAGCACTACACCGCCGACGGCGTGGTATTTACGGTGCATTATACGATTGGCGCCAATGATGGCACCTACAGCAGCTCGGCGTATGGGTCTATTGGCCTTGAAAAGCCCGAGCCCGGCGACATGATTCCCTATGCCGAACTGACTGAAGAGTTGGTGGTTGGCTGGGTGAAGCAACACTTCGGTGAAGAGAAAGTCGACGAAATCGAAGCCGCACTGCAGGCGCAGTTGGATCAACAGCATGCACCCACCACTGCACCTGGTCTGCCATGGGCGTGATCATCGCTGCTGCAACATCACTGCTAGCCATCGCCATCATTGGCATGATGGTCTGGCAGTGGTGCCACACCTACGATTGGCAGGATCGCTATAAATAATTATGGCAGTCAAAAGCAAAACCGGCACCGGTCGCGTCGAGCATCAAGCCAGCAAGCCCAAGTTGACACGCCAAGGAAATGGCAAACGGTCTAAGCCACGCGGCACGCGAAAGCTTCTGCGTGGACAGGGTCGCTAAGCTATATCCGTAGCCAATGCTGCCATGATCGAAGTCATAGCCGCAGTGGCCGGCGCAAGCATCTCGGTAGCGGCGATGGGCGCGATGGGATTTAGCCGTAAATCAGACGAAGCTCGTGATGCGGTTATTCGCCTCACGAGTGCCGTTGAACATATTGCAACACAATTAGAGGTATTGCATTCGGATATTAAGGAAGATAGAAAGGAATTTTTTTCTCGCCTTAATACCGTTGAGCAAAGGGTCTCTAAGCTGGAAGTACGTCCACCATCCTGTTGACCAATGGACTTTATTCATCATCCAGCATTTTGGATTTGCGTCGCGGCTGCCTCTGAGCTGATTGCATTGTCGCCGCTTAAAGACAACAGCATCATCCAACTGGTCTTTCACGCCCTGCGCGCACTGAAAGGAAAAAAGCTCTGATCAGCTTCGGCAAGCCCGGTTGGCAGCGTCGTTTAGAGCAGGCCATCAGGCAATGGTGGTTTGAGCTGACGTTGCCGGCCAAGCTGGATCAAGCCGAAGCGGAGTGGCACGCAACGCAACCTGCTGAGCCCGAGCCTGTCATCGTGCATCACGCCATCGACGACGAGCTACAAACCGGTGATAGCCGCCTCCTCGGTGGCGCAATGAGCATTCACGCCCCTTGGACTGATGACGCAAAACAAGATCCGCCTGATTGATCTGTTCAAATATTACAAGCAATTGCCGCATCAATCTGCGGCGTTGGCTGAGCTTGAGGAGACCATCAATAAGGCCAACCCCCATATTCTCGGTCGCGACCAAGGCTGGTTCAAAACCTGGAGTCAAGGCGGCAAGCAAGGCGATTATGCCGCTGCATTCAAGCTGATCAAAGAATTCGAGGGCTGTCACCTCACCGCATACCCTGACCCGTTGTCCGGCGCGGAGCCGTACACGATCGGTTACGGCACCACGCGCTACCCCGGCGGCAGGTCGGTTCAGCGTGGCGACAAGATCACCGTGATCGAGGCCGATATGTTTATGCGGACCGAGGTTGATCAGATCGCAGAAAAACTTGCTCGCACTGTGCCGCACTGGGACCAGATGACAGATGGGCAGCAATCTGGCCTGGTCGACTTCGCGTATAACCTCGGCAGCGGCTTCTATGGCTCGGCTGGCTTCGAAACCATCAGCAAGCGCCTGCGCGAACAAGATTGGAATGCGGTGCCGGCTGCACTTGAGCTTTATCGCAATCCAGGCACCAATGTGGAAGCGGGCCTACTGCGTCGGCGTCGCGCCGAAGGGGCGTTATGGCGTGAAAGTCTGCCGAAACAACCCGAGATTCAGCAAGATCCTGCAAAGCTGACACCGAAATCGCCGTTTAGTGCTCGGTTGACGCCGCACATCCGCTTGGGGGAATTTGCGCTAGATCAAGAGGCAAGGCGGTTTGTAGCGCAGCATCAAGTGGATACAGCAGCAGAACTAGCGGCTTTTCTTGAGCGTGCGCGCTCGGCATTCGGCGGCAAACCAGTGATCATCACTTCAGGCTTCAGGCCGCCCGCGATCAACAAATCGGTGGGGGGCGCTTCCGGCAGTGAGCACCTGTTTAACGCGCCCGGCGTAGGAGCGGTTGACTGGTACCTAGAAGGAGTGGATATTTACAAACTGCAAGAATGGTGCGTGCGCGAATGGCCCTATAGCACCGGCCTTGGCGCGCCTAAAAAATTTATTCACACTGGAATTCGCGCAGGACGTCCTAGGCTGACTTGGCCCTACTGAATCTGAATGATTCTCCACGACACCGAAATCCTGCGCCTCATCAAAGAGGAGCGGATGATCGAGCCGTTTGAGCCTGAACTGCTAAACCCCGCGTCGCTTGACCTCAGGCTTGGTGACAACATCATGGTGGAAGTGGAGCACACGCCAGAGCTGCAGCTTCAGTCGATTGCCCACTGCAGCGCTGAGAATCCTTACTGGCTAGCACCCGGTGAATTTGTGTTAGCGGAGACACGCGAAACGTTCAACATGCCTAACGATGTGTGCGGAATGTTTTGCCTTAAATCTAGTCGTGCGCGCGAAGGTTACGAGCACAGCCACGCAGGGTTTGCAGATTGCAATTGGGCCGGAAGTAAGTTGACTTTAGAGTTGACTAATGCCCGCCGTTTTCACTCTCTTCCGTTATATTCTGGATTAAAAATTGGTCAGATGGTTTTTGTCATAACCGCTGGCATCCCCGATATTGACTACGCAAAAGTAGGACACTACAACAATCAGCCACGTGTGATGCCAAGCTGGGAGCAGTAGTACTAGCTACCGTAGAAGCGAGTCTGGACTCGCCTCATGATGCACCAGATCGATGGCGTCGAACTGGTCAGCAAAAAGGTCACAAAACAACGATTTCGCGCTTCAATTTTTGACGCTTGGCATGGTTGCTGCGCATATTGCGGTCGTCACGCCACCACAATCGATCACGTCAAACCAAAAGCGAAAGGCGGGCTCACGGTTCCTGAGAACTGCGTGCCCGCTTGTCTTTCTTGTAATGCGTCTAAAGGTCACATGTCACTGTGGACGTGGTGGACAATGCAGCACCATTGGAGCTGGCATCGCGCGCAACAGGTTTACGAGTGGATCACTGGCATCGGTTGCCCTTTAAGTGTTCAATATAAATTTGCGCCTGCCATAGATCATTGGCATAGCGACAGATAGCGCCACCTGGCATGCAAGCTGCATAGCGCACTTCACCGATGCCAGGCTCTTCGCCAATTTCGATGTAAAAGCCTTCGCCGCAGTCAATTGCCCCCGTAGGCACTGCAGTCTCTTGCGAATCGGCCACCGGATGCTCTCCCTTCTGGAAACCCTAAATCACATTTTGCCGCAACTGCCTTCCAGTGGATGCATTGCTGACAATATGGATGACTGTCGTCAATCGCACGAGCGTCGGCGTAAAGCTGCTCGGCTTCTGGTACGGCTGCCTCAAGAGTGGTGGCACTCAGTGGCAGGTCAAGCTTGCCCTTTTTTGTCTTAATGCGAACCCGCCAGCCGGGTGGCGCCTCGAAAAGCACCATCCGACCAGCGTGGTAGCGCAGACTTGCCATTCCTACACGGGTATTTCCCGGAGTTTAGAGATCAAGTCATCAATTGTCCCATCATTTGTGATAAAGCGATCAAAACCGTCGTAGCCATCAAGACTGCCCTCGCTGGCATGACCGTGTTCGCGCGGCACGCCAGGCCGCTCGATGTGCCACATTTCGCCGCCAAGCAGTTTGACCATTGCGGCTTCGTTGGGAAAGCGCACGTCATCAGCGACTACGGCGTCGTACCGCTGAGCGCGACCTTTCCAGCAGCGCACCCAGATTTCAGGGTGAATGCACTGCCGGCCCCATTCAGTGCCGAGCGTTTGCAGCATATGCCGCACGCTGACACCAGCGTCGCCGACGACCACCTGCTTGGCTTGATGGACAAGATAATTCGCGCCATGCTTGTCGTAGCCGAGTGATTCCAGCATGGGAATCAGCATTAGCTTGAGAGTCTCGGCAAATGGCACGATCACGTAACCGCGCTTTTCAAGGTCAAGCGCAACAGTTGACTTGCCCGACTGCGGTGCCGGGCTGTAAAGGCCAATAATCTTTTGCATTAAAGAGTTCCAGTTGTGATGTGACCAGCCCGCATGATTTCAGCGGTATCGGACTTGAACCGCTCCCACAGGCCGGTATAAGTCCCGCGCAAACCAGGCTCTTCGTTGTCGCGATCGTACAGGTCGTACAGATAATCCATGAAATCGGCCTTACCGGTCTCGATCTGCCATGGCTGCAGCGGTTCGCAAAGCTTCTCGGCGGTCAGAGACTGGCACGCCCCAATGAACGACTTTTCCATCGAAAAACCAAGGTTTGAAATACGTGTCGACACCCCACGTCAGTGGATGAGCGCCGAATGATCCGACGCCTGCGCTGGGCAGGTACATGCCCTAGCGATCGGCATCAGGCAAATGGTAAAGCCGCTCAAGCTGCATCGAAGCAGGCTCAGGGATGTCTTCATCTTCGACCGCGACCGCCCAGCAGTCAGAGGGATCGGAAATCGTCCACGTCACGGGAGAACCGTGCTCCTTGACAATAATTGCCCCAATACGAGGTGAGCGAACAATCCAACGGATAATGATCGCCTCGATGGGATTCAAGAAAGGGTGGCCTCGCATAATTCGTTTTGAAGTAAAAGTACAGAGCAGTCACGGGCATATTCTGACCCGCCTTCTGGCAGGCCGAGGCCGCAACGACCGATCCAGTGCAAGCATGCCGCACATGGACCGCCATTATGCGCAGGCTTATATTTCTGTAACCGACCCTTCAGGGTCGCTTCAGCTTTGCCTGCATCGGTCTTCTTGTAACAAGCCGGGCATTGCAGCAAACTGGTGGTCATGCGATTACAGGTAATGCATGGCCTTGCATTTTTAGGGGCTGCCATCTGGAAAGGTAACGCGACGGTAAGAGGGCAGGCGAACGATCCTGGGTTCGCCTCTGTTGTGCTGTGCAGCGCCTTGCGGTAGCTCAACTTCAACGGTGAATGTTTTGTAGCCGCATTTCAAGCATTTGCGATGTCTTGTAATGGACTCACTGGTGTCTCTGGCAGTGTGCGTCACGCGCATTTCGTAGTGATCGCAGCTAGGGCATCTCACCGAATGCTGCCTCCGCGATGACGGGGAATTGTTCGGCGAAGATATTGCGGCAAGCTAGAGCTACTTCGCGGTGCTCGAGCTGGGTTTCTGGGCCAGACCTGAGCTGTATATAATGCAGCCACGATCGAAGTGAAGAGCACATGTATAGCGTCGTAGGCGTACACAAAGGCAGAATCCGGCGTGCGGTCTCCTTGGCGATGCCCTCCTCGAGCATCTGCTCGTACAGGGTGAATGACCGCGCGATCACATCACTGGTGCGCTCTGCCCAGTACTCCTGCATCTGAGGCTCAAGCTCATCGATGCTGTTTTGCCGGTTCTTGTGATCCTGTAGTCGCTGATGTGGCGCGTCAGCTATATCAGTTTTGGAATAGCGAGTTGAAAACTCTTGAAATGCAAACGAAGAATGCCGCAAAATCTGGGCGGCAATATCACGCTCAGTATCAATTTGCACGCACATTGTCGCCATTTGGAAGGGTGACCAGTGCGAGTGCTTGATCAGGTAACGCAGCAGCCGAGGCGCTGTCTCGTCGTTCTCCTGATTCGATGGATTGGATACGCGCGCCATACGCACGATCAGCTTCTCCGCATCCGGCGTGCAATGCACCAAACTGACGCGGCTCACTTCACCACCTCCACCTGAGCCAACGGCCAGCGCGCAGCAGCATATTGTTTTGCACGCGCAGGTGATTCTGCGGGAATGCTGAATTTCATGGGCCTTGCGCCTGATTGCTTTACGATTAAATTAAACAATTTCGTTTTAGCACCCGCTGGCGCCCTGCTAATTCCTTCCCCATGCTGCGTCTTGCCAGCATCTTCCTCGATCCAATGCATGATGAAAAATGGAATGGATTAGAAATAACATTTCACCCGAGCAGGAGTTGCAGCATGAACTCGCTGCTCGTTCGATGACGGAGCGTGAGGCTAGCCTCTATCGCTCCTGTGTGATGTACCAAGACCTGCTACAGCAAGCAGTCTGGGAGATCATGCGCCTTGAACTGGCACTTGAAGATCTGCAAGCGCAAGATCCCTCGCTTCGGCCTTGATCTCGTCAAATACAACCTGGCCAAGCTCCTCGAGTAAAAGCTCGTCCAGCCTTTGCTGATAGACGGTCACGAAACTCGTGGGTTGCGCTGCTGGCGTGGGCGCAGCCTCCATCGCCTGCTTTACCTGTGTGGCAAATGCAACGCAGATGCGGCGCTTCTTCTTGACGCGATGAATCCAGTCCTTATCGGCCGGAATTCCTGAAGCCTGCGCTGCAACTTGCGCTTCGTTGACCTTATCGTCCATTGCTTGGACGGCGATCACTAACTCTGCATGCAGTTTGCGCGCATCAGGTGCAGTTAGCTCGTGGATTTCATGCAGCGCAACTTGACGCTCTAGGGATTTGCTGTTGAAAGTAAATTCCATAATTTCGCGAAGTAAGGGGCGACAAAGGCCGCCCCAGGTTGATCAGAAGGGCAGTTCGTCTTCGATGGTCGATACTGCACCGTTAAATGCAGTCGCGACCTGTTGCGCAGCTTGTTGCACCACAGCGGGAGGTGCAGCCACGGGTGCGGGTGCGGGCGGTGCCACCGGAGCGGGAGCAGCCTGCTGCACACGCGAATCGGGCTTGAAGCTCAAGCTCAGATACGGCTTGCCTGCTTGCGATTGCTTCTTCCAGCCCGAGATCCGAATAGGAATCTCCTGCCGCTCACCAATCGGCTGCCCGTTCATGAGGTACTGAGCAAGCGCGTACGCTTGATCAGCCGGGATGTTCATAATCCCGTCATATTGCGGGTAATTCTTGGATGCATCGTAACGATCACCAAGACGCTGTTGAAGTTGCTCTGCGGTCTGTTGAAACAGCGCGCCACTAGCGGTAAAAGTCAAGAGACTGTCTCCTGGATTTTGGGCTTCCGACCACGCTTCGGACGCAATGCATCCTCAGGGGTTTTGGCGATGCACATCACGTAACAGCCGTCGCCATCAGTGTTTTTGCGCATCGAATATCGCAGCTCACCGTCTTTCGACATCTGGCTGACGACCTGGGCGATCGTGGTCGGTTTGTACCCCTCGCCCGTTTCCGAATTATAGAACGAAACGGAGATCGCGTCACCTGCCTGCATGGCGAGAATTTCGTCGCGCAGTGGACTGGTCTTGCTGCGACGCGCAGTGCGACTGCGCGCCTCTTCCATTGACACCTTCTCGAACTCCGACATAACGCAAAATAAAACGAACTCGATAAATAGACTACACTCTTGCCTCGATTGCAGCAACCAATTGCGTTGCTTCTTCAGCCGTTAGCTCGCCCGCTGCCGTGAGCTGATCAACCCTGGCGCGCATCGCTGGCATTTGATCTGGCGTAGCTTGATGGATCGCATTCCACGCTGTCACGTAATAGCCAGTTGGCTGCAACGTCTGCACCAGCTTTCGCCGTTTTGGTGGCTGCCACTCGCACACCACCTGCTCGCGGATGTCGGGGCTGCCGAACACGCGAATACAGGGCTCGTTCCTGCGCTTAGGGAAGGGCATGATGTCCGTCGTCGCATACAACGTCAGCCGCTTCCCAATCCACTGCTGCACATCACTGCCGAACATCGCCCGGACCGCAACGGCATTCACCTTCGGCAGAACTAGCTGCAATGCGGTTTCTTCGAACCCCATCACAACCTTGTCTTCAAGGCCGCGTTCACCTTCGATCTGCTCCTTCGCAACAGATTTGATCGTGTAATTCGCCTTCCCATTCGGGATCAGGCCGGCTTTCAAAAAACGGCCCGGATACAGCTCATCAAAATTCATTCCAGTCCCTCCAGTTCAAGATCATCAGCATCGGTCGCATTCGCAGGATCATCTGCATGCGCCCAACGCGGTGTATCCATCTCAACGGTGCCCCACGATGGCCAGACTCCGCTCTCCCAGCAGCGCTTCACTGCAACGATCGCTTCCTCACGGCGACGATGACCTTCCTCGATCAGATCGGGTGACAGCACGTTGACGCTGATGTTGTGCGGCCACTGCCACTCATACGCGATCAAAACGCAGGTGTGTGGTGGCACGCCATAGCGATCTGTCCAGCCGGCGCTGTAATGCGCCATCTGCAGGTCATACGCCAGTGAATACGACTGCGCTGCAAACATCCGGGGACTCGCGGACCGTGCCTTTTTAAGGTCCACAAGAATGCCGCGATCAGGATGCTCCACGTCTGGTTTATACCGGCAGTCGACCTCCATCAGGTTGTCGTGCCAGAAATGCGGCTCCTGACCTTGGCCATCCCTTAGCAGTGGCGCCGCATCTGGATCGCGCATCAGCGCTTCCACGACACGCAGGGCATTGTCTTCCCAGTCGCGAGTAATAACCTCGCGACCGGCTGCTTCGGACTGAAACTCGGACCAAATCGCTTTTCCCTCTTTGGTGCGACGATCGCACTGTGGAGCGACAAGGTAGCGAGTGGCGTATTCGTGAGGTTCAGTGATCAGGCAATCGACCAAGCTGCCCTGGCGCATTGCATCCGTGGGCAGGAATGGCTTGCGATCTGGATCGACGTGCTTTGCCCAGTAGTCACGGGGCGTGCCACTAATAATTGTCTTGAGCTTTGATGCTGACAGCGCTGGATGTGAGTGGTAATCAGACACGATGAGATAAGTCGCGAGCGAGTTTTAGGTTTTCGAGTGAGTGGCGGAGCGCGAGAAATGACTCCGCCATCCCGTCTTGCCAGTAAATCTTGCCGAGCACCTGATCAAGCTGGTCTCGAATTGGGACCAATGCGTCCCGAAATTCTTCTGGAGTCATAAGTGGATAAAGGTACCTATAAAGGCTACCATAGCCCTACACGAATTGTCCAGCTCCATGGCCGAGACCTTCGACCGCGAACTGATCTTCTTCATGCACCGTGGTGGCATGAAGGCTGCTGCGATCGCCAGAGCACTGCAAGTGCCTTACAGCCGGGTACTCCGGACGCTTCGGCCCCCAATGTCGAATGACGCCCGCAACGATGAAACAATTCGTGATCAGGTAACTGGCCAGGATCACGAGCCGGATCAGCGCAACCCGATCTGACTCGCGGCTGCAGGGGCTCGCCTTCTCACCCAGCGCTTTTGCGAGCAGCCTCCACACGGCGGATTCCTGTGATCAAGTAAGCGTAGTCGCGCGTTTCCGTGACGCTAGTCTCGGCGCCGCACACGTCGCACTTGCCGATCCAGAAGCTGCTGCACCCAACGCTATAAACGCCATATTTGTTGCCGCATTCACTGCAGCACTGGTAGGCGTTGCGGAGGCGGTCGATAAGGTCATCGGGTTCGCTTGGGCCGTGATACGTGCATTTGCCTGGGTTTTGCATGGCTAGCAACGAGTAATAGTCAATGACGTCGTCGTAGTCGCTCATGGTTTTAGTGGGTCTGGATACGAGGTTTGGCTAGCTGCACTGAGGACAGTCGCAACTTACCTGCGCCAAATTGTTCTTGACGCTTTCGTAGCGAGCTGGAGATCTTGCCAACAGCGCATCGTTGTACGCCTTAGCCGCTTCAATCTTGCAGGTGAAAGTACCCAGCTTCACGAGCTTGTTGTCTACGCCAATCTGCGCAATCCAGCTTTTTACTCCTGCTGACCAACTGACGCCTCTTGCACCGGACGTATTGCGAGTGCTGATTTGTTGGTTAAGCGTCTGGTCTGAGTAGGTGGCTAGCTCCAAGTTTTCAATGTTGTTGTTGAGAGGATTGCGGTCAACATGATCAACAGTTAGTTCCCCTGGATCGACCCCGTGGTGGAGCATATAAATAACCCTGGAGACAAGGTAGCCCTTGTACTGAAAGCGCACACGCCAATCAAGACGATGTGGTTGACGCCAATTACGCACCAACGTGCCGGCTACATCACCAGGTTTCATAGCGTGGAAGGTCGGCTTAATCCAAATCAACCCACTATCGATTTGGAAATCATTGACAGGAACAACCTCGAAGTGCTGCTGCAAAACTTCAAGCGGAGGTAAAGGAGATCGTTGTGCCATGGTTACGACTACTGGGCTTCAAGTTCGGCGGCGATCTCTTCCAAATACCAGGCGCTTTCTTGTCCAAGTCCTGCCAGTTTGATGACCACCTGATCCGCAGCAGCGCGAAGGGCGGCGGCGAGCAAAGGTGCCATCTCCTCAGCAAAAGCAGGCAACCCTTCTGGAGGTACGTCGTATTTTGTCAGCGTCACAGCCGTTAAAACTGCCTGAGCAGCGGGTGAAAGTTCAGCCATTGGTAATCACCTGAATAGTTCTTGTGCAGTGCCGACGGATAATTAGCCTGTGAAATCCTTCTTGAGCGTAGGTCTGCAGATAACGCATCCCTTCACGCTGTACATCTTCCAGGCTGTTGGCTGAGCCACCGGCTTGCCATTCGCCTTCGTCATCCTCCAATTCCCACTCGTAGTGGTTGTCGTCAAGAATGTCAGTCATTTAAGAGGTGGGGGAACTGTCCGGAAATTCCGGAATGTTTAACACGTTCTGGCAACGTGTAAGTACGGCTTACAAGTTGGCAAACGCAGAGGTTGATCGGACTAATCTGGTAGGGGCAAAGCGTCGGCAGGAAGCCAGTGGCTGTAGCAAGCTGTGCCGCCACGGATGCGGAGCAATGTCCACATGCCGCCATAGCCGTCCTCTTCATCAGGCTCGTACCACCAGCACAGTTGATCACCTGGCAAGCGCTCGCTCACTGGGATGGGTCGCGTCGGCCCCTCCGGCTCGGGCTCGGCTAAGGCGACGCGGGCCTGAATCATCACAGGGCTTAAGTGCATCCGCTCTGTTGGGATGCCACTGTCAATAGCGTCAATCAACTCAGCGCACAGTTGTTTGTAATCGGTCATGGTGGTAGTGATGTTGACATGTGGGCTTGAGGTTTGTGTTAGTCACTAAGCTGCCTCATTTGCTCTTCCATGTGGTCTGCCCATGCCACTAGATCGCTAGCGCGGACAAGTTGCTCACCGGTATCAGCCACCCGCCAGTGAACTGAGGCGGTGTCGCGCAGGGCTTGGTCGATCACCTTGCGAATCAACAGGACTGTGGCTCGACGGTGAAGTTGATGAGTTAGCGTGTCAGTGACAGAGGCCGGCTCCCTGTCGTCGGACACAGCCGGTCCATCTGATTCAGCCAAGGCAGCGTGAGCGATGTCCGTCCACTGCTGAAACACATCTTTGTAGCGATGCGGCCAATCGGCTTTTTCAAGGCAGTCGGTTAGCTCAACGCACAGGGCACGAAAGTCAGTCATCGAGTTTCTCCAGTGCGCGGCGGATGGTATCTGACTGATCGGTATTGCCGTAACACTCAGCCGCAAGCTCCGCCAATGCTTGCAGCGCCTGCTCCTTCAAGCTCGGCGGCTTGGGGCGGCGGGCGGTGCGAAACTTTTCCAAATCCTTTTGCATCCAAGTCTCCATGCAATAAAACGCAGAAAACCATTGCAAGCACGCCTCCAGCTCCTGATCAGCTCCCCAGCGGGCGGCTTGGGCGGCAAGAGTAAGCTCAACATCGCTCACTTCACCAGTAATAGTGGTGCTGAAATAGGTGCCAAGCCATTGCTTGACCAGCTCAGCAGGCGGAGTAATCGGGTGTCGGTCAGTCATTAGTTGTAGGAAGCGGAGGATGTAGTTGTTCCAAAGCGCACAACATGCACCAAGTGCCTTCATGGCCAGGGATAGTGCTGCTGATCGTATGAGGGTGTGTGCCGTGCTTGGGACAGACAACTTTCGTTGGCGAGTAAACGATTGTTGGACACGGGTTGGAAACCTTGAGGTCAAGAAAGGGAAGGTCAGTCATGAGAAAGAGAAGTGTGTAGAACTAATCATCAGCCAGCTCCTCCAGCATCTGCTGGATATCAACATCCTTTAATCCCTTGGCAACGCCCTTCAACAGGCAGTAACCCACAAGTCCAGGGAAAAACAATCCAATAATGCCGCATGCAAGCAAAAAGAAGCGGCCTTTAAAACCCAGCACATCAGCGCAGGTCTTCATCAACTCAGTCCCCTTGCTCATGCCGCCACCTCCCGCACGCCAAACTGCAGCTCAGCCACCTTCGACTCACGCATCTTTCGCAGCCAACGCCGCTGCTCACCATCCCACCTAAACCCAGCATCCTTCGCTTTTTGACGGTCGTCGTAACTCACCATCGCCATATACAACCGCTTCGGCTCCAGCGCTTGCGTAATCAGCAGCTCCAAATCAGGCTCGCGTTCCATCACCTGTGCCAGGTAAATGCAATCGGTTAACGCACGGTGCGCTGCCCACACCGGTACGCCATAGGCAAGCGCAAGGTGCGTTACAGCAGGGCGACTGCGCGTGACACGCGGCCACTCGATGTCATCCATCGTGCAGATCCACTGCTGACCGAGCGCAGGCAGCGAGCCGTGACCAAACCATTGCCGATCAAACTCAGTGTTATGAGCCATGATGTAATCAGCCTGTTTCGCCATCGCATAGAAATACTCCATGCCAGCCCTGGCAGCTTGCGGCCGTTTGGTCAGCTCCGCCCTGATGCCATTGATGTGCGCAACCGGATTCTCATCCGTTGGCAGCAAAAACGAGCACTGCCCTAAAACAGCACGCTCATCAACGCTAAACAAAATTCCACCCACTTCAATGCAACGTGCATCAGCAGGCGTGAGACCTGTGGTCTCTGTGTCAACAATTAGTAAATTCATCGGCGTAAGCGATTAGAAAAATCGAAGCTATAACCTTTGCTTTCAGGTTCGCGATACGTCCTACCCTTGCAAATGTCACAGATGCAGCTTTCGCTGACATCAAATGATCTAGCAATCGATAGCAACGTCTCGCCACCTGCCCGCCTGCGCTTGATCTCATCGATCTGCGCGTCAGACATCCACCCCGTCTTGCGTCCCCGCTTGATTGGATCTTGATCCAATGGTGGGCGCCGACGAATGCGACGAATTACACCAGTCAGCGATGGATGCACATTTACAATTCGCGAGATGGAATCGTAGTCATACCCCTGCAAGCGAAGATCCCAAATACGGTCTTCCTTGATCAGCGAAATGCGTTGCTTCATGGGTTCAGCAGCACTGCCTGTCCGTAAAAAGGCGCAAGGCTTGAATTCATCAGCTTGTGCCTGGCTTCAACCGCAGTCACGGCCATAATCACCTCGTAAAGGTTCAGCGCCGGGAAAGCAAATACGAAACGGCGGTCACTCATTTGCTAACCCACTCCCCGCACCAGTCGGTGGCTTCCGTGGGCGGCCAGCAGCCTTGCTCCCAGTCAGGATCAATCAAAGGTCCATAACGCCTGCATTCCTGCTCCCGCCAATACCGACACGTTGCGCAGAACTGCTCGCTGATCGGGATATCAGTCATGCCGCACCACCTCCTGCGTTCCGCTATGGGTGGGGGCGTGATGCGCACCAACCTCAAGCCCGATCATCGCGAATGCCCATGCCGCGATCACCAACGAGCAAAGATCACCAATCTGACGTGCGTTCATGGTCAATCCTCCGACAACCGCACCAACGTGTGCCCAGCCAGCATGCCGCGCACCTTGATCAAGGCATGCGCATAATCACGCGCCTCAAGCTTGATCGTCTTCACAAGCTGCGTTGAGCGGCTCCGAACAGTGGCGACAAACTGCCGCTCCTCCTTCAGCCGTCGCAACACCTCTGCGCGGCCAGGGGATTCCGGCACCCCGCCGCGCTCCAAAATCTCAGTCCAATCCATAAGAGGTAAACCTCGAGGGCTCCCAAAGCCTACCCCAAATCTGGCTTAAGCGCAATGTCGCGCATAATCCGGGTCGGCAATAGGTAATGCAGTCGCATTGCCCTTGTGTACCACCAGCTCGTCTTCAGCGCTAAGCGTGACCTCGACGCATGGATCGCGCAGCACCTCCCTGCCCTCGCAGACGACACCAGCAGCCACGAAGCGGAGGAGATGGTCCTAGCACTCAGTCGCTTTGCTCGACTCGCTCAAATTCAGCTCAGCGCCATGCAGGAGCAATGGACTCAAGACGAGTGGACACGACGAAATCAAGACACTGAGTCGCCAATGTGAAGATTTTGTCGCACCAACGTCTCTGCATCCTCCACGCTCCGTGCCACACCCGCTATCCCACCCGCAGCACGCACCACCTTCAGCCACTGCTCCTGCTCCGGCCGCAGCCTCCCGCTCGGCGTCTTCACCTCAATACTCGTAAAGACAGCCACCCGCTGACCCACCATCTCGGGCGTCACCTCAACCGTGCGCCACCCCAGCAGGTCGCCGCCACCAGGATTGCCAACACCAAACTCAACCCACCGCCCAGTCCTTGGATCCGGTAATTTGCCGCAATTATTGCGAAACAATCTGAGATACGGGAGCCTCCCCAGCGCCAACCTGATTCGCTGCTGTATCGCAGTCTCGCTCACTCCGAGCCGTGCCTGTACCTCTCGCTACCGTAAGGCAAGTTGCGGTCGGTGCATGCAAGCGCACCTCGTTGAAATCAACGCCAAAGTCATCGTCCGCAGTGACACCCCCGCAGATGAGCTGCCCGCCAACATCTATTCACAGCTCTCGGAATTCATCCACGATGATGACGACATCATCGACTTAGACGTAGGCGTATTCGTCCTTCCGCGCTGGGACGATGCGCCTTCCTCGAAGTAAACGCGATCAAATCCACCTCGCGTGGAACTTTGAATGCGCCTACTGCGGCGAATCCCTTGGTCGCTCCGGCACTCTCGATCACATCATCCCAAAAGCACTCGGCGGCTCAGCAGAACTCCACAACGTCATCTCCTGCTGTCTCGCTTGCAATTCCTCCAAGGGCCATCGCGACTGGATTACCTGGTATCGCACTCAGCACTTCTGGACCGATACCCGTGAATGGGCAATCGTCCAATGGCTAGGGCAAAATCAACCACGCCATCCAGAGCAGAGCTGAACACACGCCTACATAAGCAGCGCACAGCTCAAGAATCAGCTTCAAGCTCATGGATCAATACCTTTAGCTCCATCACATAGTTACGCAACCTCGCCGCTAGGTGTATGTGCCTAGCATCACCTGTTTCGAAATACGCACAGTTATGACGGTCGACACCCTGTAGCGCTTCCTTGATCAGCGTGTTCCATGGGGCTCTCACCGGAGTATTCCACTCGCGGCGGCTCGCTTCGCCTCCCGTGCAGCCATCACGCGACGCGCCCATCCTGGTTTGTATCCCCTATCGCGGGCGATCGCTTCCAATTCTGCCAAAGTTCGCGCTGATGCTTGCTCTTTTTTCTTCTCCTTAACCTCCGCTCTCTCCAACGCAGCCGCCTCACGCATCGTAAATTCCACCAGCTCACCATCAACCTGCTGCGGACCATTGCGCTGAATTGTCGTATAAATATGCCCGCACATCGGGCATACTGGCGCTGGCTCATGTACGCCAAAGCACATCGGACACTGCTTCACCGCAGGCGCATCTGACTTCTTTTTCTTCTTCCTTCCCTCCAAGCTCCACTCGCGCTGGATATCAGGCATCCCGTGCTCAAATACGCAGCCCGCATGATCCAGCACCGTGCAATGCTGCTTTCCATCAGCCAGTCTCAACCCGCGACCAATTGCCTGCAGGTAAAACGTCAAGCTCTTCGTCGGCCGCAGCAAAATAATGCACTCAATTCCAGGTACATCCACACCTGCTACCCATAACTGCGCGTTGCACACCACATCAAGCTGCCCCGTTCGCAACCCCTCCAGCGCAAATTTACGCTCATCGTTGGTCGACTTACCGGACACCGCAACCGCTCGATACCCTGCTCGCTTAAACGAATCGGCAACATGCTCGGCATGTTTGATGCTTACGCAAAATGCCACCGCTGGCTTGCCGCTGCACATCTTGCGGTAGTGCTGCACTGCATTACCTGTAATCACATTGCGATCAACAAGCTCCTCAAGTTGATCCAGCGCATAATCGCCGCCCCTAGTGCCGACCTCGCTCAGATCAGGCTTGCTCGGTGCGAAATACTTAATCGGCGACAGCATGCCATCGCCAATCAAATCACCAGTGCTGCAGGTAGGGATGATGCAATCAAACATCTCCCCCAGCCCCTTGCCGTCAAGCCTGCATGGCGTACCAGTCAGCCCCAAAATGGGTGGATTGCCTGCAGCTTCGATCACTTTGCGATACGTGCTCGCAACCGCAAGGTGGCACTCATCAACGATGATCAGGCCAGGTTTCACCGCAAACGACCGTCGCATCGCCGTTTGCACCGAAACCACCTGCACCTGCTCATACAGGTTCCGTGGCTTGCCGGACATAATGAAGCCATGGGAAATGTCAGCGCGCTTCAGCCTGCTTGATGTGTCCTCAAGGATTTCCCTGAGGTGCGCCAGAAACCAAACCCGATTGCCCTTCGCAACGGCCGAGCGGATAATCTCAGCCGCAGTAAAGGTCTTGCCAGCACCAGTCGGCGCACAGAGAATCGGCGCTCGCCGGCCGCTTGCATAAGCAGCGCGGACATCGGCGATGGCTTTCTCTTGGTGGGGGCGAAGCATGGCAAAAATAAGGATAATTTTTTCTATAATAGCAGATCCCAGTCGGCGTCGGCATCCTTGCCGTGAGCGGAATGCCAAGCCTGGTGCTCCTGCTTGGTCATCACGACCAAGGTGGCCTCACGCTCGTGAAAGGCATACCAAGCCTGTGCAACTTGCTCTGGAGTAAATCGCTTTGTGCCGATGCTATCTAAATCGCAGACAGAAATCTCCCCCAGCGACCTTACGCCAAGCTCATCCCAGAAAAACCTAAAAAGCAAAGATTGAAAGCTTTCCTTATCGTGATGAACATCAAGGTCACCTGTCAGGACACTGCGATGCTTTAACTCTTCATGCAGAGGGCGAATAATGTGTCTCGCAGCCAGTTTGATATCTCTTAGCTTTCGCCTCCTGTCAAGCGATCCGCTATCGGCGTAACCAAACAAACTTCGATCAAGCTTATAAGAAAAAACTTCACTGTCGCCATCCCCATAGTGAACCCAAAACTGATGCTGATCAGTTTTGTCTCGATATGGAGGGACATCAAGATTAAGTTCAACAAACACTGCCTCCGGTTCGCCGTGAGTCGCAAGATGCTCCTCCCACTCCTCGTGCCACCTGAGGTAGGCCATCGCGTAGTCAAGCTCGTCCCCTTCCAGCGGCATGCCTGGCTCGGCCTGCTTGCGGATCTGGTTCATGTGAGCTTCATAATCCCGATAAGCCTTCCACTGCCTTCCCGCTAGTGGTGGGCAGGGTTTTTGGCGTCTTGCCGCCATACGTTGAGATACAATGCCTCGGAAACGTAACACAAAGCTCCCGGACCGGCTACCATGCCGCCTGAGCCGCCCATCTCGTTTGAAGCCACTCAGCATCCGACTGCCTGAACGCCAGGTCGCTTGGCTTGACCGTCAAGCTGGAGACATCGACACACGGTCTGCCCTCATCCGCCGCCTTATCGATCAGGCCATGAAGGCCGCTACACCTACCCTTAAATAATGCAAAAACAATTTGATCGCGATGAGGCACGCGCCTTCATTCGCGCGCTGCGTAAGCCCGCAGATGCCATTCGCCTGCGTGCTTTTTACCATTCCGAAAACCCCGCTAAGCAAAATGACTCGGGTCGTAAGGGCGGCCCAGATCCGGCGCTAATTCGCCAATGGCAAGAAGAGGGTCGCGGTATCTACGTCGTCATCAATGACGGCGGCGATAAAGACAGCGACATCACCAATTGCCGCGCAATCTTCTGCGAATGGGACGATCGCCCCGTCGAATGGCAGGTAACCGCCTGGAGGGAGCTTGACCTCCCGGAGCCTTCTCTCCAGGTTTCAACAGGCGGTAAATCGATCCACAACTACTGGATCTTCGACGACACCATCTCGCCCGATCACTGGCTCCCACTTCAAGCACGCTTGCTCGACTACACGCAAGCTGATCAAACGACACGAAATCTTTCGCGTGTTCTCAGGCTTCCAGGCACCTACTACGCAGATGGTTCCGGTGCATTAACCGATAAAGTCAGTATCATCCACAACTCTGAAAAGTACTACACATACGATCAGCTTGATTCCGCTATACCCACCGAAGAACTCCAGCAAGAACTCCAACAAGCACAATCATTTACGCAGTACGAAAAGCAAGACCTTGCTGAAATCGAGAAAGCGCTGAATCACATCCCCGCCGCTATTCCTAAGACTAAAAAATATCCCTTTTATCGGAATTTGCTCTGGGCTCTCATCAAAGCCTGCGAAGAAGCAGGTGGCACCGTCGAAGATGCCAAGCGCCTCATGAAGCGCCACAGCCCGCTCTTCGCTGAAATCGATCAGGTCGCCGCATCAACCTTCAATCGCATCAACGCTGCCTCCTTCTGGTACTGGGCTCGCAAAGACGGTTACCGCCAACCCAAGCGAGTCATCGAGCCACCGCCAGCCCTCAAGCAAGCAGCCGCTGAACCCGAAGCACCTCCCGCTGGCTCCACACTTCCCTTCCTCCTCCTCGGTCATGATCGCGGCACCTACTTCTACCTCCCACGCGAGTCCTGCCAAGTTCTCTCCCTAACTGCCGCACAGCACAACAAAAATCACTTCTTTCAGCTAGCGGACATCCAATGGTGGATTGATGGTTTCGCCGACGAAAAGGGACGAATCGACTGGGACTCGGCTGCTAATCACATCATGCGTACCTGCATGGCGCAAGGCATCTACGATCCCTCCCGCGTGCGCGGTCGCGGTGCATGGGCCGATGCAGATCGCGTCATCCTTCACCTCGGCAATCGACTCGTGATCGATGGCACCTCGTCCGCCATCACCAAGCTTCCCAGCTCTTTCCGCAGCTACTACTTCTACGAAAACGCCAAAGCCATTGATGGCCCAGGCTCCGATGCCCTCTTAGACGATCTCGCTCGCTCCATCGCCAATATCGCCGAACGCTTCCGCTGGGAAACTCCCGCATCCGCTCAGCTCCTCCTCGGCTGGATCGTTCTTGCGCCGGTCTGTGGTGCGCTGACCTGGAGACCTCATATATGGATCACTGGTGGCGCTGGCACCGGTAAGACCACCATCCTCAAAACCTTTATGAAGCCACTCCTCGGTGGCATGTTTGAAGGCGCTACCGGCGGCACCACCGAAGCCGGCCTGCGCGGTCAACTCAGATCTGACGCCATCCCCATCGTCTTTGACGAACTCGAGCAGAACGAACAAAAAGATAAGCAAATTGTTCAGAACATTCTTTCGCTGGCCCGGATCGCGTCTTCAGAAGGCGGAAAGATCTATAAAGGCACCGCAACCGGCGGATCCAACACCTTCGAGATCCGCTCCATGTTCTGCGTTTCCTCGATCAACGTCGCTTTGGTGCAGCGGGCTGACCTCGATCGCTTCTGTGTTCTCAGCTTGAGACGCGATGAGACCAAGCGAGACGACTGGGCTGAATTCGAGCAGGAGATCCTCGATACCTGCACCGAAGAGAACGGCAGGCTTCTCGTGGCTCGCACCCTTAAGCACATCCCCACCATCCGCAAAAACGCCCGCACCCTCGCCACTGCTTTGTCACGACGCTTTGGCCAGCGCTTTGGTGATCAGTACGGCACCCTCCTCGCTGGAGCCTGGAGCCTTGAGCCGGACGGCGGGGGAGAGCTGTCGCTCGAGCAAGCCCTTCAGTGGATCGATCAGATGGACTGGCAGTCGCGCGAAATCGACGCTGAAGACGCCGACGAGAACAAGTGCCTCAACTACGTGCTCCAGCACCTGATCCAGGTTGAAGGGGGCAAGCGCATGAGCGTGATGGAGCTGATCCAGCTCGCCAGGCGAGGGGTCGTTTATGCGCTGCCGGGCAGGGACCAGGCATCGGATGAAATTGAAACCATTCTCGGTCGCTATGGGCTGCGGGCCATGCACCGAGAGCTTGCTATTGCGAATAGCAGCACGAATTTGCAGGCGATTTTGAAGGACACGCCATGGGCAGGGAATGCATATCGACAAGCTCTTCGGAGGGTGCCGGGAGCATCCGCAGCGAGCTCGCCAATTCGTTTTAAGGGCATGGGAGCGTCTCGAGCCACCCTTGTGCCGCTTGAGCAATTGGAACCCCATGAGTCTCACGTAAGTATCACTTGAGACGGCTGAGACTGGCAAAGCGTTACAAAGTTACGGTCACCGCAACAGCGAAATCCCTTGCAGCGCAAGGGATGTTACGGAATCACGGCTTGTAACGCTTTTCCAGAAGACACCCCCATAGATACCCCTATATATATTTATACCCAATTATATATACAGTTTTATACACCCCTCTTACTACTACTATCTACTTATAGATAGATAGATGTTACAACGTTACAAGCCTTACCCTCACTGGGATCTCGGCGTTACGGTCACCGTAACGGACCGTTGCAACGTAACAAGCCCTTTCGTGGCGCTGGATGGGGCCTCCCGCCACACAACCGGAGAAGCCGCGCGCGCAACCCGTGGCCGGAATTTCCGCCTACGGTGGTGGCCATGGCCCGCACCATCGAATTCGACGCCCAAGCCTTGATCGGTCGCATCGATGCGTTGCGTGGTGCGCAGCTTCCGTTTGCGGGGAATCGGGCACTGAGGCAGCTCGGTTTTCAGCTCAGGCAGGACCTGCAACGTGAGATGCGGGACAAGTTCCAGAACCCGGTGCCGTTCACGCTCTCAAGCCCGCGTTATCGCGTTGATGGGCTGGAGCTCACCGTGTCGATCTCGAAGGACGGGGCGAAAGGTCAGGATCCGGCGCGGTATCTGTTCCCCGTGACTGCTGAGGGTGGCGGTGCTGGTGGCGGGAAGCCTGCGTACATCACCCGGTTCACCCGAGCGGTGAGGGCGCTGGGGATTGTGGATGCGAGCTACTACGCGATCCCGTTCCTGCAGGGCCGTGGCGTGCGGGTGAATGCTTACGGGAACATGACGCCGGGGCAGTATCAGCAGGTGCTGCAGGGTTTGAAAACGGGCACTGGCGCTGGTCGTCAGGGTTCGCAGTGGCGGTATTTCTCGGTGCCGGATGGTCGGAAGCCTGGTAAGCGCGGTGGGTTGAAGCCGGGCATTTACCGGGCGAAGACCGGTGACGTGCAGTTGCTGTTCACGTATGCGCGCCGGCAGCCGACAGTGCCGGTGCTGTTCGACTTCGAGGGCGTGGTGCGTGAGCGGTCGGAGACGCTGCTGCCGTCGCTGCTGAGCAAGGCGCTTGACGATGCCCTGAAATAGCCGCTACAATTCGCGGTGTTATCGCTTAGTGGTTATGTCGGTTGAGTCGTTACGCAAGCAGGTGCGACAGGCAGATGCGGCCTATCGCGCTGGTGCGGCTGTGATGTCGGACGCGGAGTTCGATGCGCTGGTGGCTGAGCTGCGTGCTGTGGCGCCGTTTGCACCAGAGCTGCAGGAGCCAGGCGGTGGTACCGCGCTGCTGTCGCTGGATAACTGCCCGCTGGAGGACTGGTGGACGGGTGCGCCTGTGATTGTGCAGCCGAAGATTGACGGCGCTGCTGTGGGGCTGCGGTACGTGGGCGGTGAGCTTGCGGCGGCGTGGACCCGTAGCGGCCGGGACTGCATGGCGGTGTTGCGTGATCTGGTGCCGGCGCAGGTGAGTGAGCGCGGCGTACTGGACGTGCGTGGTGAACTGTGGGGGCATGATGGCCGTCAGAGCGCGCCAGCAACGGCTCTAAGGCGTATGAAGGGCGGTTCAGGTGGTTTGACCTTCACGGCATTCGGAGGCGCTTTCCAGGAGCTCACAGAGGTCAACGCGATGGCGCGGCTTGAGGGGCTTGGGTTTGACTGCGTGGATTCGCTGTTCACTACCCGCATCGACGAGGTTGAGCTGCTGCATTCGCGGTGGAAGGCCGGGAAGCTGTGGAACCGCCCGTTCGCGACCGATGGCGTGGTCGTGAAGGTGGTGTGCCGTGAGCTGCAGCGCGAGCTGGGTGAGTCGAAGCGTGCGCCTTTCTGGGCGTTGGCGGTGAAGTAGCCCGCGCGGCTCGCTTGCTAACTCTTATTTCCTTTAATCATGAAACGCACATTGATCTTTTTTGCCGCAATTCTTCAGCACTTGGCATCAGTGCCGGCGGAGGCGAGGCCAGTTACCGCAACCGTTTACGACGGCTGGTATCACGGCCGCGTTGAGTACTGCGGCGGCACTTATCAGCACTGGGGCATCAGCGCCGCGCACCCGTGGTTGCCATGTGGAACGCGGGTGACGGTGCGGCATCGAGGGCGGGTGCTTGTGGTGCCGATCAGGGACCGCTGTGATTGCAATTCGATCGATCTCAGCGCCGGCGCTGCGCATCGCCTTGGTGTGCCGCTGGATGGCATCGCAACCGTGCAGATCTCATATTGAGACTCACTGCGCTGGAAAGAATCTCATCTGTCTCAACCATGAAATTGATCACAAGACACACCCGCGCCCCACGAGCCGGCGCCTTCATCCGCTGCCCCTGGTGTCAGGAGGTATCGCTGGTGCATCACTTCTCCTGGAGCGCACTCGGCTGCGAGCACTGTGGAGAGATGGTCGCTAAGGATCGCTGGGGTTACTGCGACCGCAGCGAGGTCGATCCCCTCACGATCTTGCAGCTCGGCTCACCCGTCACCCTGCGCGATGGCGATGAGTGGGCGACCTGGATGCCTGCTGGTGATTGCGTGATCTCGATGTATGGCACCGGAGGCAGTCGCTCGACGATGCGCAATCGGGTTGAGGGTCGCATTCAGGTGACGCCTGAGGTTGCGTTGCGTCAGGTGCTTACGCATCTTGACTACGGCTGGAAACTTGATGCACGCGGCAGGAAGGACGCGGAATGAGCACTGGATCGAAGTCGCTCAGGCTGGCTGATCAGCTCGTGCGTGAGCCATGGGCATGGCCTGGTGGTTACCCCTTGTATGCGGTAATGGATGACGGCAGTGTGATTTGTCGGCTTTGCGCGGAAGAAGAGCGGGAGTGGATTGCGCTGACCGACGGTCGCGACGGGTGGTGTGTGGTGCGGCTTGAGGCGAATTGGGAGGGCGAGTGCATGTGTTGCGATTGCTGCGGCAGATGGATTGAGGCGGCTTATGGGCGGGAGGGGTAGGGACTCGGGGCCTGCGGGTTTTTATTGCATATAGATGCGGGCAAAAAATATTAGGAACTTGTAGGGGGGTGGTTCTTAGGGCCTTTGCGTACACATAAGCCTTGTTTCGTTTTTAGGTGTTTTTGCGCTATGTCTGCGGACGGCGGCGCGAGGCCCCTGGCCCTGGCCGTCAAAATAAATATCCTATTCTTTATAAATAGCGCCACACGGTTTGCATCAGCATGCAATCGCCAATGCAGCGGCAGGTGTCACGAACTCGCGGTGAGTTAATGACAGCGACAATGCGATTGCGAGGTTCGGTGACACGAACGCGCGGGGTGTTTCAAACGCAAACGCGCGATGAGTTTGCGTCTGCAACTTGCGCCGGTCAGGTGATGCTCACCGACCCGTTGAGTAGGTGATGCTCACCGACCCGTTGAGTAGGTGATGCTCACCGACCCGTTGAGTAGGTGATGCTCACCGACCCGTTGAGTAGGTGATGCTCACCGACCCGTTGAGTAGGTGATGCTCACCGGCGCACGCGCCGAACTGGCGACGCGTCGACGCCGACGCACGCGAACGCGGCCGGCATGCGATAACGGTCGCGCCGGCCGTTGCGCTAGTGGCAACGCGTCCGCGTGGCAATCCGGCACACGTGCCCTATGCATGGCTTGCCATGCGGCGCGCGCGACCTTATATATGGATGCGTTACCGCTTACCGCTTGCCATGCTGACCCTTTCGCTTGTTGCATCCGCCGCGCACGCCGCCGGCGTGGCGCATGCGGACGTTGTGCCGTTCGCGTGGGTTTCGGACGTTGTGCGCACCGAAACCGCTTACCGCGCGTCGCTGGAATCAGCGCAACGCGCCGGCAACGTTTCGGACGCCGACGCCGCGCGCCGTCTTACCGAATCGATCGGCCGCGTTTGTGACGCGGTCGCGGACGCCGGCGATGGATGGAACGTCGCGCCGGTCGTTGCGCTCGAACGCGGCAACCATGCCGACGCCGGTACGTTGCACGCTTGCGGCATTCCATATGTTCGGCCGCTTGAAACGGTCGCCGGCGGTTACGTTGCGCGCGGTCGCTCCGGTGCGGCCGTTGCGTTCGATTCAATCGTGGACGCCGTCGCGCACGCCGCCGGTCCGGTCGCGCCGGTCATTCTGCCCGGGGAAGACGCCGACGCCGTCGCGGCTGTGCTCGCGATTCGCGCCGACGCGGCCGCCGGTCGCCGTGTGAGTCTTGCCGACCTTGCGCGCGCGCAGTCTGCTGCGATTCGCGCGGACGGTGACGCCGCGCACGCGCGCGGCATTGCACGCGCCGCCGGCATGCGCGCCGCGATCAATGCCGAACTGGCGCGCGACTGACACGCTTACCCTTTACCGCTTAGCTGCCATGCATTCCCCTTTTAGATACGTTCCCGGTTGCACCGTCACCTATAGCGGCGCGACTGACACGCGCGGTTCGCAATGGGTTGCCGTGATCAAACGCGGTACAACGGCCGCCGATCGATTCCGCGCGACCGTTCCGTACGCGGAGGGTCCGGACGCGGCCGCGCTTGCCGTGGTTGAACGCTTCAATCGCGCTATGGGTGCCGATTGGCGTTTGATCGGCGCTGCGCTGTCACTTGACGGCGGCAACGCCTACGCGTATCCCGTCGGATCCGCCGAACTGGCGCCCATTGTTCCCCTTACCGCTTGAAACCATGCCTGCAACCGTTACCCTTGCGCTCCCGGACGGCGCCACGATCGACGCGCCGGCTCGTTGGCGCGGTCGCGCGCTTGCCGTGCATGCGCCGGTTAATCACGTACGCGACGGCAAGCAAACGCGCGGCCTATGGGTCATCTCCGGCCACGTGCACGGATTGATGGCCGGAACGTTCCGCGGACCATTGCGCGACGCGATCGCGCTTGCGCGCTTGTGGGATGACGCGTTCGCGGCCGCGTTGCCGGCGTCGCGCGTTTCGGCGCCGTCGCTTGCGCAATGGGAGCATGCGCGCCAATGGTCGTTGCAAGTAACCGGCGCCGAACCGGCGACCGGTCCCGGACCGTCGGCCGATGCAATCCGCATGCGCGAACGCGTCGCGGCCGTCGACGGTGACGGTGCCGAGCAGTTCCCGGCAACGCCAACGATGACGCCGGCCGGTCCCGGTCGCGTTCGATTCGCGCGCCGCTTAAACAACGGCCGCGAACGCTTGCGCAATCCCGAAACCGGCAAAGCTTTACGGATGGACGGCGACGTCGCGGCGTTTAAGGGTCCGGACCCGTTAACGCCGGTGTTTCGCTTGCTGTGGCGCGGCCAATGGGTCGACGTTCCAACAACGGCCGAGCTTATGGAGTGGAGTCTTGACGGCGTCGCCGAAACGCCGGACGGGTCGCGCGTTGAGCCTGACGCGCCGGATTCGTGGCTGAGCTTGCTTGGCATTGTCTAAAACCCTTACCGCTTACCTAAAACCATGCGCACAAACGCACCGCATCGCTTGCCGGCCGACGTTGCCGGCATGCTTGAAACGTTCGAACTGACCTTAGGTTCGTTGCTAACAACAACGTCCGCTAAGGCCGTGCACACGGCCGCCGGCGGAACGTATAACGCCATGCACTACGCGTTACCGCAACGCCAATTAGCACGCGCGATCGATCCGCGAACCGTTGCGAGCATCGCGCCGCGCGGTTACTTGCCGGAACTGGCGGCGCTTGCGGAACGTACCGGGACCGCCGAACTGGCGCGCCGTCACAACGGGTGCATGCATGCAACCGCCGGATGCATTGCAGGCTGCCTAGCAAGCGCCGGCCATGGCGGATTGTCGACGGACGTTGCCGCGTGTCGCGGACGGCGAACGCTTGCCATGGTCGCCGATCCGGTTACGTATACGCGCGCCATGGTTTATGCGATCGCGGCCGAACTGGCGCGTGCGGAACGTCTTGGCATGCCGTGCGCCGTGCGGACGTGCGGAACTGACGAAACGTTCTGGGCCGGACGCGTTGCACCCATAACGCCGGCCGACGCGGTCGCAATCCGCCGGCGGTTCGGCGTCGACGTTGAAACCGGCGACGCGTTGAATCTTGCCGAAACGTTCGCGCCGATGCGCGCGCGCGGCGCCGTGCGCTTTTATGAATACCTAAAGGCCGGCGTCGACGCGCCGACGTCGCCGCTTGCCTGGCTTGCCGCCGGTTGGCAAGACGTCACCGCATCCTTTGCAGCGGACCGGTCGACCGCTTGCCGTGATGCGATCGCGGCCGTGCGCGCCGGCTTGCGCGTTGCATTCCCGGTCCGTCTTGCGCGCGACGCGGCGCCGCTGCGATCAGTCACGATCGAAACCTACGGCGACGCCGTTACGTTGCCGGCGGTCGACGGCGACGCGACCGGCGATGCACGTTGGAACGATCCGGCCGGTTCGGCCGTGATATTGCGGGAGAAACGCGCACGCGGTGCGGATCGAACGATCGCGGAACGTTTCACGATCGCGGACGCGCCTACGATCAAACTAGCGGACGGCCGCCTAATTCTCACACGGTAAGCGTTACCGCCAAACGAAACCACAACGGCGCCGCTAACAACGGCGCCTTTATTGTGCGCGCCAGTAGCTGACACCTACCGGCGCGCGTTTGCATGCGCGGCCGTGCGCTTTGCCGGTCGCGTTTCGTTTGCATTAATTATCCTCAGAATGTAGGAAGTATTTGAAACGCCTTGCAATCGCAAACGTTGTTTATATGTTTACACAAACTTGGGTCCCTCCCGGCCCCGGGACCCGCGAGGTAATTCGAAT